GGAAGAACTAGATTTTGATGATGCACCAAGTAATTTACACTTTCGTAATTGGCTAGCAACTTGGAAAGAGGATTCGAGGGGAAAGCTTTTAAGCTTAATTTAAGACGTTTAATTTATTCGGGCTAGTCTGGTATAGGCTAGCCTTTTTTATCGCCTTAAAGGGGCTTAGAATCAATTTAAAGGGGATTGTTATGGGTAAGCTTAAAGAGAGTTTGATAGTTGCAAGTGAAAATACTGATTTAATTATTGATGAAACAATAGATTACCAACGGATTATTGATGCACTTATCGAGGGGGCTACCGCTTTCAATATGCTTTCTAATCATTGTCCAGTTGACGAAAAGCATTATTTTCAAGATAAACGCAATGAATTATTGAATTGTGCGGCAGTTATGCAATCCTTCATATAAGCCGTTTTGAGGCGTTTTCAGGATGGGATGGTATCTTTCCATTCCCATGCCTGAATTTTCAGTCCTACGCGCCCATAAGCGCGTTTAAACCCTACTCTGGAGGATTCATGTCCACTCCTAAGAAGCTTTACTCCATCACTCCGCTCGCACAACCGGACGCGCAGCCAAGTGCGAGACCCAAAAGGCTAAAGCCCCAAGCCCCCAAGCCCACATCAATCCTAGATCAGAACTTTGCTTACACAAGTTCAGCAGGTACAGACCTGAGAGCTAGGTTCAAAGCTATGGGATTCAAAACCCCAAAGGTAAAAAAAGTTAAGTAAATGTTACTGCTTAATTTTTAAGCACCTATTATATGTTTTTCTATTGAGATAAAGAAAATAGTCGATAGTTACTTGTACAAGTAACTATTCATAGACTTTATATATATCAAGAACCATGCCAGATAAAGTTATCCACAGGTTATCCACAGATAGACAGTCCCTATTGCTATCTGAAAACCCATAATTATTATTCATAGACAATAATCTGATAATCATTTACATTGCGTTTGCAGTATCTTTTTAAATTACAACTAGGAGGGGATATGAGAAGTAGTACGCCTAGATTTATAAGCCTACCTGAAGTGAGTGAAATTACTCAGCTAGGTAAGTCAACGATCCTTGCATGGGAAGCGCAGGAAAAGTTCCCAAAAGCTGTGAGGCTTTCTAAAACACGTCGCGTTTGGCTTGAACAAGACGTTCATCAATGGATGCTTAATCAACACGCCGAAAGAATAACGGAGGAATTATGAAATACCTATTTGCATTATGGCTGGCTATTACTGCCCCGCTTGTTTACGCCTCATGCACATATCACACTTACTGCGACCAGACAGGACGTTGCGTAAATTGTAGTACCTGCTGCTACGGTAACAACTGCACAACCAACTGCTACTAAATTAGACAACCCTAAAGGGAGATTAGGAAATGACATATTTGAAAGACATCAAAGTGTGCGTAGATTGTTTTTTCTACGGAACACCACACAATCAGCGTGATCGCTGCTTACACCCCAAGCTAACCACTATTGATTTAGTTACTGGCAACGCTGAATACCCTTATTGCCATGCAGAGAGACGCACACAACTGCCAGACCACTGCGGCGACAAAGCTACCCTTTTCGTTCTAAACAGAGAAGCAGAGAGCGACCGATTAGAGCGTTTAAAAGAGCTTGAGGAGGCTATGCGTGAAGCCCCTACCCTATAGCCCCCAAGACCTTGATCGCACGATAGGAAGGCTTACAGCAGTCCTAGAGGATGAATTCGGTGATGACCTAGCAGGATGGGGAGCAGCCACTCTAATCCTGCTATCAACGATATTAGATATGACAGGTGTGGATAGACAAGAGATTGCCGACCACATACTACAACCAACTATGAGGGGAGATTTGCAATGACAAGCGTAAACACAGGTGATTTTGCACCAGAGATTAGAAATGCGGCATGGTGGTCAAGTGACTCCAGACTAGCAGCTAACGGTCGCGCTGCTGATGCGATCTTGGTTAAGCAGGGAAAGAAGGAGCCGCCTGACTTATCTGAAGTGGAAGAAGTACAGATGGGCAAAGTAATGGAGCCAACCATTGCCAGACTGTTCCAAGACAAGCACAAGATAGAACTGAAGGACGCAGACTATGTTCTTTCGCATAAAACTGAACCGTGGCTTAAATCTCATTTTGACTACATCTCAGCAGATGGACGAATACTCGTTGAATGCAAGAACTACAACATGGGCGTTATGTCTAAGTTCGACGAAGAAACAAACATGGTTCCTGTTCCTGATATGGCGCAACTCATACACGAAGCGGCCTGTCATAACGTGGATGAGATTTATCTTGCGGTCTTGTTTGGAGGACAGAAGTTCAGAACATTCCACTTTACTATCAGTCAGGAAATGAAAGATGAGCTTATTAAAGCGATGGCAAAGCTTTGGGCAATTGTTGTATCGAATGCCGAGCCAACGGCTAGTGATGTTGAATCAACCAAGCTTATCTGGCCTACTTCAAGTGAGGAAGTCGCAACTGCAACAGGCGCGGTTGAACAGGCTTGTGTTGTGCTTAGTGAATACAAGGCACGAATCAAACTTCTTGAAACCGAAGCGGAGAAAGTCGAAGTTGCGATTAGGGAATATATGGGTGCGAAAGGTTCGCTCGTTAGCGTGGCTGGAGAGACGCTTGTAACGTGGCGTAACTCTAAGCCAAGCATGAAGTTCTCAAGCGAGTTGTTTAAACAAGCTATGCCAGACGTTTATCAAAAGTTTGTAGTTGAAGTAAATGGTTCACGTAGGTTCTTACTTAAATAAGGGGATGAGATGAGTAACTTAGTTCCGTACCAAGACATAGAAAAGATGGCAGTAGTTATAGCAAAGTCTGGATTGTTTAACGTCAAGACAGAACAGGAAGCTATGGCGTTGATGTTGATAGCACAGGCAGAAGGATCACACCCTGCCGCTGCTGCGCGTGACTATCACGTTATCCAAGGTAGGCCAGCGTTGAAAGCAGACGCAATGATGGCTAGGTTCCAGCAAGCGGGTGGGAAGGTGGAGTGGAAGGAATACACAGATGATTGCGTTACTGGTGTTTTTAGTCATCCCGCTGGTGGGTCTTTGTCTGTCACTTGGACTATCGAGATGGGCAAGAATATCGGGCTGGTTAAACCGGGTAGTGGATGGCACAAATATCCTAGAGCTATGCTCAGAGCGCGTTGCATCTCAGAAGGTATCCGATCCGTATATCCCGGTTGTGTCGCAGGTGTTTACACGCCAGAGGAAGTTCAGGACATGGAGCCGCAGAAGCAAACTCAGGAAGTTGACATGGGGAAAGCGGAAGTCGTGGTTGAGGAAATAAAGAAAGCAAAAGAGAAAAAAGAAGGTGAGACTTTTTTGCCTCTCTACGTGCCGGGGATACAGGAGCCGTTCAGCGAATCCACGGATTTAGCAGAATGGGAGATTTCCTTTCACGACATGGTTCACAAAATAAAGGCAAGCCAAAAGCTTACTAGCGACATTAAACGCGAAAAGCTAAAGATGCTTAAAGATGCAAACGGTGAAGTGATAGACAAACTAGATGCGCCTACCAAAATGAAAGTAATGGCGGCTGCTAATTCGTTGGAGGAAGTATGAAGAACCATAATGAAAGACCGGGCAAGGGCGTTCTGTTCACGAACGACAAGCGCAAGACAGATACACAACCTCACCTTAAAGGTGGCTTTACTGCTGACAGAGACATTAAAGAAGGGGAGTGGGTCAAGCTTGCAGGATGGCGTAAACCTACTCCAGTAGGTGAGCTTATATCTTTAGCGCAGGATAACTTTGTTCCCGATCCTAGCTACAAGAAACCTACTGAGGGCAGCACAGTAAGAGAGTACAGCCCACACAGAGATGATGAGATTCCTTTCTGATGGCTGCTAGTCGCTCACCCACACAACGAAGCCTTGAGTATTTAAGAGAGCAAGGCTACCACTGCGAGATTGTAGAGAAGTGGAATTCCTTTACTAAGCAGAGAAAGGATTTGTGGGGGTGGTGCGACATTCTAGCTATACGTAAGGATGAAGTTCTAGCGGTACAGGTAACGGCTTCTGCTGTTGCTGACCGCATAAAGAAAATTCAAGATTCAACCACGGTTGCGCTAGTCAGAGATGCCGGAATAAGAATTGAAGTACATGGCTGGCGCAAGAACAGTAAAGGCAGATACGTCATTAGAGTGG